TAAACTAACACAGAACTCTCTGGTATGTACTGAGTTAAATGATTATATAATTTAATACAATCTTCGTAGGCATCTGCTATAGAATCGCTATCTATGTCAAAGTAAAGCGGACCAAGCCTTATCGCTTCACTTATGTCTTGATTATTGTAAGCAAAGACTGATGTATATATGCCGGTATTATCATTGCTGCTAGCATATGGCAGTATCTCTTCCGCCGTAAGTATAACTGGTTGGCCGTTCTTCTTATCTCTAATCACCCTATTTAAAGATGGAACAAATCTAGCTACTTCGTAATATTTCCATTGTGAAAGAAACTTATTTTCTTCAACTTCTATTTTCATATAGTGGTATTTTACCAGATTCTTGTTTTGAATTCCACAAAATCATCTTGTTATCTTTTATCATTTCTTCGGAATGAGTTCTATAATACACAGATTCTTCTATAAAATATTCCATCTTTTTTATTGCCGTAAATCGTTTTAATAAACGATCATCAATTTCGTTCATCTTGTTGCGTCTTCCATCTGTCTAAGTTTATATTTTCTCCATCAACAATATAATGAACCTTTGATGCAACATTGTCTGCAAGGTGAACTATCATGTCCATATATGTAATGGGGATAGTCTCTGGCACTGGAGACCATGGCCCTAGGTGGCATCTTACTAGTCTTAAAATTGATTGTACGATGTCCTCGGATATAAAAAGTGTTGAAGATTGTGATTCCGAAGCGTAGTTCTTATCGTCTTCTTGACACTTTTGCACTAGTCTTGCAACCGTATATGGGTGCATTGGATCATAGTGAAAAGAATCCTCTCCTTCAAGTTTAATCCCCTTAGTGACATCATGCAAGATGCAAGCTGCAAAAACTATATCCGTATCCTCTTTAGATAAAGAATATGATTGGCACATTATCTTAGCTGCTCTAACTACTCTCTTTGTATGAAGGACATTCCCACCATAATTGTGCTCATCAGCTGGATGATACTTGCCAGAAAAGCTTGAAGGTATAGACCAAAAACTAGAAGCTCTTAAAAGAATAGCTCTTACGAAAGATTTTATAGACTCATCAAATATGTAATTTATTTCTTCTAAAATTGGTTGAAGTATTTTATCCTCATCCTTTTTTGGTATAACACTGTTGTTCTCTGACAATATTTCATCAAGTATATTATTTGACATTTGTTTGTCCATCCTTTTTTGTGCTGATATTCCATTTAGAACACACTGCATCGTGTGGACACGAAGTGCAATATGAAATCATGCCTCTTCTAGGCAGAAATAACTTATCCTCAAAAAGCGTAGAGCACCACGCATCTACTGTTTCAAGGTCTTCTTTTTTACTTTCAAACTTAGTAAAGTTAGGCTTAGGATTTAACAGGTCGTAGTAACCAAATTCTGTTATGTCTATCTTATTTCCGTACTTACTAAAATAGCTCATGTTCATCACGGCAAAGTCTGTTGAATACAGGTATTGTTTTTTAAACTTTATATTAAAAACCCATTTAACTACATATATTTTTTTATTGTAATAATAAATTAAATCAAACTTGTCGGTTATGGCAACTTTATTATTAACTGGAACTATAAATTCTTCATCAATTGCAATAGGTATAATCCCACTATCTGAAAAGTTTTCTGATATCGCCAATAAAGCTGAAGCAGCTCTGCTAGTAAGGCTTGCATTATTACCATAGAAACTTTCGTGCTGCTCATGAGTTATGTCATATGCAGTGGTTCCCTTTGGGTACCATATCTTCTCCCATCTATTCAATAAAGAAGAATATGATGGAACTGATCCTGATTGTTTTTTATAAAAAAAGAAATTTACGATACTCTTTAAAGCATTCTCATACTTTATATAAGTAAGATCTCTTCCACCTATTTTCTCAGTTAGCTTGTCCACATGCCTATAATCATACAGTCTTCCGCACAATTGATAATCTTTTAATTCTTTAACTGTTAATTTTAACATAACTTCCTAAATAACGCTCATTGAATCAACTATATCGCTGACATCAAAATCTGAATCTTGGTTATAGCTTTCTTGGGTGATTGCTTCATATTCTTCATATGTTTTTCTTTCGTCTACATATTTCACTAAAGGAGAATCATATACAAAAGTAGATCCCGTAATTCTATTCTTTGGTATCTGCAGCTGCATCACATTTTCATCTTCTGAATCATCACCGCTAACTAGCTTTTTATCTGTAATGAATATTGTAACGGCACACTTTTGTTGTATAGCTAATGAGCCACCAGTGTCAGACTGTTGAACTACTTCTCTTTTTTCTTTCATTCTATTTGAGTTTTCTTGGGCAGTGATAATTAGAACGCAGTTCATATCTCTAGCTAGCTTCTCTAAGCGAACCATCATTTCTTCAAATTCACCCCAACGAGGTTTTCCTTTTCCACCTTTGGTAAACATGGACTGGATAGTATCTATTACAATCACATCTGGGACGCGATCAGCATCTCCCATGATGTCTCTTAGCCATCTTTCTAGGTCTTCAAAATAAGGAGTGTCTGGATCATGTCTAACCATAAACCTATCGCCCCATTGATCTAATTTATCTCTAAAAATTTTAAGATACTTATTTTTTTGTTCTTCATTCCAAGTACCAGACTCTTTATAGACATTCTTGCCAATTATTTGAGTCATCAAGACTCTTTCCCAGTGAGAAATTGCCTCTTCAAAATTTACATATAGAACTCTATATCCGGTGTCTGCCCAGTGATTGATTAAACACTTTGCAAATGTACTCTTTCCTTTTCCTGAACCTGCAATTATAGCATGAACTGCGCCCTTAAAGAATCCGCCCTCATCAGTGTAGCCCATGGCTCTATTTAAAGATTTATATTGTGTGGGCAGAAAGTTTGGTATTTCCAGTAGATCTTCTGCTCTTTTGGATATGTCATTAGCGGTAGTAACATTATCTAAAGGATTATAGTTTAATTCGCCTTCAAGATCTTTGATATCAGAAGTGATTTGAGTTATTCTAGATATGTCTTTTTCATTCTTTTCACCCTTTTGAGTGATCAAGATCTGAAGCTCCTGCAGAGAGTCTAGTTGCTTTCTCTTATTAGCTTTGTGCTTTACAAGCTTAGTGATAGATTCAGGAGTAGATAGATCTATGGACATTAGAATGTCCATCATTACTGTAACGCCAGAGGCTCCACCCAATGCAGAATAGATATCTGTTTCTGAGTCTAACCATACCTTAAAAGCTATAGGGTCTACTATATCTAGCTTCGTCGTATGATGATAAGCAAGGAGAGCTTTATAGAATTCATTTATTCCAGTTTGACCATGTATTGTGCCCACAATATCTTCAGGAAGAAAGGCATCAAAAAAACTTATCGCATCTTTTTCTCTAAGTGAAAGAGCAAATATCTGATACTCAACTGGAAATTCTTTCTCTTTTTGTTCCGTATCTAGTTCAGATTCCATCTTGTTTTCTTTTTTCTTTCATTTTTTTATAATAATCTTTTCTACTTTCAGAGTTCTTTTTCTTTGCCTCTAGGTAGAATTGATTATTTTTTAGTGTTCTTTTTTCAACACGTGCTGGCATATCTGGTGCGCTTTTTATAGCCTGTAACATTCTATCATATACTGACTCTTCTGATAGGTTATCGTTGTATCTAAAAACAATAAGAGCTATACCCAGGTCCTTGCACATCTGCATCTTTTTTACATCTCTTTTTTGCGCTTCTTCAAACTCATATATTGTGTCAAAGAATCTTTGAGTGTAGAAGAAATGCTGTCTACCATGATATTCTGCAGCGAGATTGTACTTTGGGCAGTATACATCTAACCTAAGTTTATCACCTAAGTGATGCTCGTTGACAATTTCTTCTCCTGGTAAAAGTTTTTTCATAACTAGAGTCAAAGCTGTTTGGCCTCTTGACATCTTTTTATTCTTTTCTTTTATCCAAGAAAGACCTAGTTGTTTTATTCTTTTATTTAAATTAGCAACTGATAGTGATAGTTCGGCAGCTATCTGAGTTAAAGATAAATTACTTTCAAACAATAGATCTTTAAGAAACTCATCATCGTCTTGGTGTTCTTCCCATTTTTTCTTCAAGTCCGCCCTCTTTATTTCTATCAAATGCTCGTGCTACAGTCAGTGTTTTTCCAAGGTCTAAGATTGACATCTTTGTTTTTTCCCAAAGCTTAGGAGCTATAGCGGAAGCAAACATTGGACAATCAAGAATGCACATCTGATATTCTCCATCGAACTCAGATACCTGAGCTAGAATCGAGTCTATCTTATCATAAAAGTCATTGTATGGTACCTGTATAAATGCAGAGTCTTTGGAAAAAAACTTTCCAATATTTGATTTATGCTGGAAAGAAATAACTAATACCTTATTGTGTTTAAAATAATACTGCATAAACGTTTTAAATACGTCATAGTCTTCATTGATATAGTTCTCAAGAAAGCATGAGTCATAGAATACTTTGTCTTTTAGGCCAACTTTACTAAGTTTGTCCTGTTGTGAGTAAATAAAGTCAGCTTGTATTCCTGCAATGTATTGTGGATCATTAGAAGTAATGCTTGTAAGTATTGATTGAACAAAATTCTTTGGTGGTTTTTTGTCGCCTTTGATATCCCCAAGTATAGAGAAAAATGAGGATCTTGTATATGATACAAAAGCAAATCTTTTTTTCTTTTCTATAAGGTCTGTTACTTTTATTATAGTTTCTTTAGTGTTGTATGTTTTCATTTTAAATTCCAATTTACTAGTACGGGATTAGGATCTACGATAGACTCAATATGTTGAATGTTATGGAATTCGCCTTTGTCTATGGACATGTATCTTTTATGTTTAATTACCTTATCTTCATCTCTAGCGTAACCAAGATGTTGCATCATTAAACCTGAATGAACCCAGTAGTTTTTTTGTTTTAACCAATCAAATACATAGGTTGGCTCAGAACCACAGGCAAGCTTCTTGTCTAAGAATGTGCCACTATTTTTATATCTAAAAATTCTAGAGCTGTTATTTGGGGCCCATAATTTGTCAACTCTATACTGAGTTTCATTCCACATATGATAGAACCTAACATTAGCGACATCATAAGGATTTGACTGTAAAACTTTTTTAATCTCTACACCATCTTCATGGAATAACATCTCGTCGCAATCAATTGCAATAATCCAGTCGCCTTCTTTGGCTACTGTTTCTAGGTTTTTCCAAGCATTAAGTCTAAGGTGACCCTCATGCTTTTCGAACATTGTTTCACTACTACTAAAAACCTCTGCGTACTTAGAAGCAATCTGTACTGTATTATCTTCTGAACAATCATCAGTAAATACTATCTTATCTACTTGAGTAGATAGTCTTTCAAGTACTTTATCTAAGAATCTTCCCGATTCATTTTTTCCGACCATTTGTGCTATTAACATTTTTCCTCTTTATAAATAAAGTGGAGGGTTAGGAAACCCCAACCCTCCACTTAAGATACTTAATATCAGGCCGTGAACTCTTCTAATTGCTCACGTGCTTCTACTGACGAAATGCGCTCAATTTCTGTTGACTTAAACAGAAGCTCTCCATCTGATCCACGGCGACCCATGGCTACTTTTTGTGCTTCTGTC